TTGGAAGGTGTCAACATCTGACCTGCAAAGAGTTTATCGAGCAGTGTCCCGCGAACAAACGTCGATTGTATGCATCGGCAGCTGAGCAATACCAACGTCAGGGCTGGGTGAAACGCGATACGCGGATCAAGGTTTTTGTGAAGTTTGAGAAATTGAATTTTACTAAGAAAGGAGATCCTGCGCCCCGGGCTATACAGCCGCGATCACCCGTGTATAATTTAGCATTAGGTAGGTACACCAGGCGAGTTGAGGCAGATTGTTATACTGCCTTAGCCGAGGAGTGGGGTGAGGATGGTGGAAAAGTGGTAATGAAGGGTCTAACAGTGGAGGAAGTCGCAGCAGAGATGCGCAAGAAGTGGAACAGGTTTAGCAGCCCAGCGGCTGTTGGACTTGACGCCAGTCGATTCGATCAGCACGTGAGTGTTGACGCGTTGAAATGGGAACACGGTATTTACAATCGCATATTTGATTATCACCCAGAGTTGGTTAAGTTGCTGAAGGTGCAGCTAGCCAATGAGGGGTATGCCTTTGTGGATGGTCATAAGCTTACATACAAAGTTGATGGCACTCGAGCGAGTGGGGACATGAACACCTCGCTTGGGAACTGTATTATCATGTGCACCTTGGTACGCGAGTACTTGAGGAGCATTGGCGTTCAGGCAGAGTTAGCTAATAACGGTGACGACTGCTTGATTTTCATGGAGAAGAGTGACCTGTACAAGTTAGAGGGTCTATCTGAGTGGTTTCTGCGCTACGGTTTTGAGATGGAGGTCGAGAAGCCAGTGTTTGAATTTGAGGAGTGTGTGTTTTGTCAGATGCAGCCAGTGCTGGTAGATGCTGCGACAGATGCATGGGTGATGTGCAGGCAGCCATCCGCGGCATTCGCAAAAGATGCGTTGAGCCTATCGGTAAGCACGGAACTAGGATTCAGGCAGTGGTCATACCAGGTTGGGGTTGGAGGTCATGCATTGTACGGGGACATGCCTATCTTTTGTGAACTTTACAAAGTTTACAAGGAACAGGGCATTGACAGCAATGCTGACAGCTCGGCAATCCTGGCTGACTCGGGATTCTTAAGACTTAGCAAGACGCCAAGAGTAAGAGGCGACTTTGTTGGACAGATAAGCGATGACACACGGGTGTCATTTTTCAAAGCTTTCGGTTACCCACCATCCATGCAAATTGCGATGGAACATGAAATCAAAGGAATGAGCTACAATAACGTCTATAACCTATGG